GTTATTTATTTAGTATCCCAAATAATCGTTTAATTTTTTCATTAAGTCAAGCGATTTGTTTCCGGAATCTCCAACGTGTCTTTCAACACTCATTTTTTTCTCTTCTTCTAAGTTCTCATCATATAGATTTTTATCCTCTTTATTTAAGAATAGATATGCTCCCGGAGTTGACGGTGATGATACTAAGTCAAAACAAATTAATTCAAAATCGTCTTGAACTTCATTTTGTTCACCAATCTTTTTAAGGGAACCTACACCTCTTGATGAGATACCTAATGTAACGCCTTGTCTTAGGTAGTTAGCCGCTATATCACCTTTGGTTGAGCAAATACCACTTTCGTGATATCCCGGTGATGTAAGTAATTTTATCTTACCCATTAGGATATTACCTTCCCACCATACTTCAGTAATCATATGAGAAACTCTATCTAAATCAATTAGAGATGATTCCGGGTGATTTAACTCGGATAGGGAGGTACCCTTTTTAATCATTTTCTTATAGTTTTCAGCTTCTCTTTTTAATATACGTTCAGGGTATAATCTACCATTTCTATTTGGGGTGTTATATTTTTGTAATACAGCATAAAATTCAATTGGTTTAGAGTGGTCTAACATTTCGTTAGATTCTCTAATTAAAGTTTCATTACGATTATCATTTGGGTTAATATAACCAGCATCGTATTCAACTAATATACCTTTTCCAGATTCACTCGGTTGTAATATTCTTAAATTCATTTTGAATGTTTTATTTATAAATATTAAACATTCTCGGTTTGTAACAATTCTTCTACTAATTTACTCTTTTTGGTTAGATAAAAATTAAAATTTTCATTATCTAAAAAATTATCTTTAAAAATTTGTTGTGTTATATCTTGAAGAGATTCTTTGATTTCATTTCCTTTAAAATCCAAATTTTCTTGAATTAGGTAAAAATTTATTTCAAGATTCATAAATGATTTTTTATTTAAATTTAGTCCGCTAGACCTTAAATCTAAATCTACTATAAATTTTTCATCAAAAATTTGTTTGTTTATTGACTCGTATATTGAGTGTTTGATACTTCTACTTAGATTAAGGACTGTCCTTGTCCAATTATTACATTCATAAATGGGTTCAACCCAGGTTTGTATGTTTAAGTAGAGAGATTTGAGGTTGATTGAATCTACCGTTCCATATACAATTTTAGCTGTTTTGAATCCGCGTAGTAGAGAAGTTTTTCCCTTTTTCATTAATTTTCATATTTTCCCGTTTATTTTTTAAAAGAATAGGTGTTTTTACGGGTAATGTCAAAACTTTTTTGTAAGAGTAAGATATATGTTATATATGATAATAGTAAAACTAAATAACAACGTAACGATTGAAAAGGCTTTAAAACTTTATAAAAGTAAAGTTATTAAGACTCGTCAAAGTGGGGAACTTTTTAAAAGAAAGGAATTTGTTAAGAAATCTGTTATTAAAAGAAGTGAACTTTCTAAGGCTAAGTATGTCCAAAAAAAGTTCAATTCCGATAATGATTAAAGATTCTCTCTAAGATTCTTAAGTTTGAAATATGTAAGTTTATCGTATTTTTCAGAAATCACTTTTGATATAGTTTCATCAATTCTTGTTTGCATTGAATTATCAGTGCTGTCATTTTTCATTTCTGTTAGTTTTGTAACCACACCTTCTTTAAGTGTGATGTATTTTTCATTTAATGTTGAGTCATCTTCCGACAACAAAGCGATTAATTCTTTTTTATCTGATTCGTTTAAACCATCAATATAACTTTTAATAGTTTTGTTGGCAACACTAACCATTGTCGATAATGGTAAATCAATACCTTCAGTTTTAGTTACCGGTAATTTTTTAAGAGATTCCGCAATAACTTTTCTACTTTTAATTTTTGACTCAATAGTTAAAACATCACTAGAAAATAATATATCAATATTTGTATATCCATTTTCAATATTTTTATTTCCAACCCAACCAACAATTTGATTAATCTCAGATTGTTTTATTTTGTTCACAGTATTCTCGTAAATTTTAATACATTCATTAATGTATTCATTACAGTAAGATTCACTTAATGATTTTGGTGAACTTAATTCGTCGTATAGGTAAAATAATTTACTAATGTTTTTATTTTCTATAACAAGTTTCTTAAATGTTTTTAATTCGTTTTTGAACGTGTCGTTAGCGTATGACTCTAATAACACATTTTCTATCTTTGTTTTTAATAAACCAAAATTTTTCATATCTAATTTTTATTATAAATATCTAATCTTTTAGAAGTTTACTTAATTGAGCCTCAATATCACCTAAAGAATTTTTTCCTTTCGATAAATCAATGTAAGATTCGTCTTCAGTTAAAGAACCTTGTTCTACTAATATTTTTAAATTATCTCTTTTAAATGATTCGGGTGTTACCTCAGCTTCACCACCCGGTGTAGGTCCGGGTGCTGGAGCAGCCTCAGGGGCACCACCTGTTTCAGGTTCACCTCCCGGTTCAGGTCCACCTAAATCTTCCATTCCACCGTCAAAACTTCCACCACCAAATCCTCCACCTCCTGGTGGCGGTGGTGATGATGATGGCGCGGCAGCTCCACCGGTTGCTCCTGACATTGAGTTACCATATAATTTATCAATGTTATCAAAGATACCTGTATGAGTAATTATAGTTGCGGTGTTAGTTAATTCTGCACCAACTGCCATTTCAATTCTTTGTTGTTGTAAATCAAGTTTAATATCCTCATCAGAAAACCCTAAAATATGTTTCTTAGCCCACGATACAGACACTGGAGCGATTCCCGCAATTGCCGCAACACCTTGTTGGTATAATGCAATTTTTTCTTTCCAAAGTTCAATTTTTAATAAATCCGCTTGTGATGATGGATTAGTTAACGCTAATGTAAAGTTGGATAACTCATCTTCAAACCCTAATAAAAATAAATGTATAATTGCTATTTTATTTAATTCAGCAATCATAGATTTTTGAATTTTATTAATTGTTCTTGCAAAACGAATATCCATTAAAGATAAATTTTTACCATCACCTGCAGTTTCTTCAAACCCTAAAAATGCTTTAGGAACACGAAGTGCTGTTAATAATTTCTTTTGGATATATTCAATATCGGCAATCTCGGATAAGTTTTGAGCTCCTGCCAATGTCTCGATAGGCATTGATGCCGCTGGGTCTCTAACAGGAATAAAGTAATCTTGGTCAACCGCCATTTGGTTAAATCTCATATCAACATTACCTGTTTTGGAATCAACAACTTGGTCTCTTTTAAATTTATTGGCAACACGTTGTACGTAAGCTTCAACATCTTTATCATCCATATTACCAACAAAAACTTTGAATACTCGTCTTTCCGGTGCTCTTGATGTTCTATAAATTAACATTGCATCTTCAGATAATAATAATTGTTTCCAAATACGTCTCGCTTTCTCCAACATAGAAGTACCATAAGGAAGTTTTCTATCATCACCTAACAAACGAAAATGAGCAATCTCCCAAGAGTTAAACTCCATATCTTTTGCCTTCCATTTGAATCTCAAACCTTTGTTTTCTGCGGGTTCTTCAATATTTGCCGATTTTGCTGCCATACCTCTTTCCAAACGTTCAATTTCTATGTTCGGTAATTGCATACAACCAACAATACCTTTATCCGAATCCAATTTTAAATAGACAAAATTGTCACCATATTTACAAGTATTTCTTGTCCACATAGTTAAGTTAGTATTAATATCTAACACATTGTTAAATAAATCCGCAAGTATAGATTTTATTCTTTTTGATTCAGAATAAATTTGTAACATATGACCGTTCTCATCTACAGTGGTAGATTCTTCACCGTAGATATCTAACGCCGCAGATATTTCAGGGGTATATTCCATACTTTCATAATCGTAAAATGACGCCAAACGAGTTGGTTCATAATATACGGCTTGAGTGTATAAATTACTTTCAATTTTAGTCCATTGGTTGGATAAGTAATACGTTTGTTGAGCTTGTAATTTTTCTCTTTCGTATTCTGCTTGTGAGGTAGTTTTTAATAACTCTTTTTTGTCTAACTTATATGTTGGGTAATCTTGATTTAATAACGAGTTTGGACCAAATGCCTGTGAGAGCCTTTGCCAAACTGTTAAATCCGTGTTTTTATTGTTTTCCATATTCTAAATTTAAATATAATTTTCTTTATATAAATAGTTTACTTTACCCTATATTCCACCATCAGTTATTATTATATACAAGCAACACGTCCGTTGTAATTTGTTCCCATATGTTATATTTCACCTTCACTTATTGTTGGTGGGATATACGGACCCATCCAATCTGATAATACTAAATCTTTTACCCACATAAACTCGGGAGTAACACATTCATTTACTTCAACTTCGGATATAACCCAATTTTCATTTACATCCTGAACCGGATTAAATTTTAATTTTAGACATACTTCTTGTTTATCTAAAATGTCTTTTTGTTCTGTTGTTAAAATTGCTACTTTCATATTAATAAGTGTTTCTTCCAATTGATGTCATAAATGTATTGACTATAGTTTGATAATTAACCATATCAGTTGGATTCATAAATCCACCAAAACTTGACCATCCAAATGTATTTACCGACCTTCCTGAGTTAAACGTACAAGTTGAGGGTAAATAAGTTGAAACACCTAAATATAATGACCCATAATTAGAAAGTGTTGATATAGTTCCGGCAGAACCACCACCAGCACCACTATTTTCACAATAGAATGTGGCACCACCACTAGTAGAAATGGTAACAAAATCACCTGAGTTTAAAAGAGCTATCGAATTAGCTCCCGAACTACAATCATATTCATAACGACCTGTTCCACTACCTACTTTATTTAAGGTTATAGTTACCTGTCTTTCTACACCACTAACCGATAAATCCCCATTACTTGGTGTGTTATTTGGTATCGTTCCATATATTGAGAAGTGAGTGTTATCTAATTCATAACCTGTTATAGGAACATAATCCTTACCTGTGTAAGCTTGTGTATTGATTCCATTACCTTGCATTCCTAAAGAACCAAATGTCCATCCACCACTAAGTTGTAAATCATATACGGTATTTCCATTTGCATTAATTGCTTGTGTTGCCGAGGTTAAACCTAACATAGGATAGAACCCTTCTAACACACTATAAAAAGTAGGTCCTGCTTGAGTATAAGTATTTTGTAAATCAGTAAATAAGACATCTAAAGCTGTCGCTGTTGTATAATCAATTGTACCACCTGATGCGATAACTCGTGAAGCATAAGCATACGCATCAGGATTAGTTATTGGTAATGTAGTAGGTGTCGGTGTTGTTGTTGGTGTTTTAGTAGGTGTTAAGGTATTTGTTGGAGTTACCGATGGTGTAATTGTATTTGTTGGTGTTATAGATGGTGTTTGAGTATTAGTTGGAGTATTTGTTGGTGTTATAGATGGTGTTTGAGTATTAGTTGGAGTATTTGTTGGTGTTGGAGTTGGAGTTGGTTTTAAACCATCACTTACTGGTGTAGGTTTAGGAAAATGTTTAGTAATATTAATGTTATCACCACCTTTTACCGTAAAAATACCCTGTCCTTCAACATTAAGTTTTGAGCCCGCAATAATATTACCTGATTTTTTTCTACTAACAAAAAAACCCGATTTAAAATTATTTTCTACAATAAAATTATTTGGTCTTATTTCTTCGTTAAAATCAAGATTTATATTTACGGAAACATCAATACTTTTCTTTCTATCTGAGATACCCATTTATTCTTTTTAAATAAATATTACATTCCACCAAATAACCATCCATATTTTTGATAATCATCACGACTAACTTGTTGACCGTTAAATTGGTTCATTCTATCTTGATAATGTGGGATTACAGGATTAAAATTAATGTTTTCTTTAATCGCCTCATTATTACTCACAGACCAAGAATCAATCATTGCTTTGGTTTGTTCAGTAACCTTTGTTAATTTACTAAAAGAAGATTCGGCAACATATGTTGCCATAGCAAGAGACATAATTAAATCATCGTGATGTCCTTTTTGGTGGTCAGGTCGACCATTGATATATACAAAGGTGTTCATTTCATTATATAAACGAGAACTATAAATTCTAAATTTATGTCTCATCGCTTCTTCAAACGATGCGATAATCTGAACCCTTTTATTGTTAAAGTTTAATCCCGGTATTTTATCCATCGCTTTTGGGTCGTATTTCCATTTGTTAGATAAATCAACACCATCAACATATAAATCTCGATAATTCATTTCTTGGAGTTTTCTTGATGTTGAAACACCCATCCCACCAGTAATATCAATAACAACAAAACAAGAATATATTGTCGCCCATTTATGACAAATTTCTGCCATTGTATCCGGAGGTAATTTACCCACATATTCAGCAACTTGTTCCATTGTATCAAAATCAACAATTTGAAATGAACTAAAATCTTCAGAATCTCCACGGGAAACGTCGACCCCCATAATGTATTTATGTCCAACAACAGGTTCTTTCCAAATCCAAAGGGCGTTACCCATCATTTTATTTTGTGGTTCTCGTATATAATTTTCCCTAACTTTTTGTAACAAATTTGAGTCAAATACGTTGTCACCTGACCCCAAAAAGTTACACTCCAATTCCTGAGAAACTTTACGTTTGTCGTATTTTAGTTTCTTAACCATACC